GTAGCCGATACTCCAATTGAGAAGCGAAGACATCGTGCCGATCGATTTGGCAGCGAATCCAGCCCCATTGGTGGAAGTGCTGACGGCGTTCGTGCAAGGTGGCGGACTGACCCAAGACGAACTCGACGGCATCGTGGCAGGCGTCCAGCAGGCAGCAGGCCACACCGTGCGAATCGTAGACATGATCCCAGCATCCTGGCAGCCGTATGTCATGGACAGGGAATCAGCTAAAGCGGCGGGGTATTTTGGAGAGTAGAGGATTTATGACCGCGATGGACAGCGAGAACTTGCCCGTGGTCGGTTGCGGGTGAATATGGACAAAGTGGTCGAACTTCCAAAGTTCACGAAGTTGACTCGAGACGAACCAGAGGAATCAGAGGATTAGAAAAAATGACAACTGACGCAGTACCAAACGATTGCGAAGCCATTTTGGCGGCGACGTTGGCTGATACGCCGACTTTTGATTTTCGGTCCATGAGATCGTTTCAGATCCGCGCGAATGCGACGGTGGTTGTCACTGTCTATAACGCTCGGCGCGACGAAACATCGCGATTCAAAAACGTGTCGATTGGCGGGTCCGATATGACGTTGTCCCTTACCGACAAGTGGTTGGTATTGACTCAAGACCAAGCGTTGGCTCTGTTTTCGTGCCATTTCGTGCGGTTAGTTGCAGCGTCAGGAACGCCAACAATCGAGTTCACGGCGAAAGCATAGTCGCGGACCGTTCCTACGGTCCGATTGGTTTTGGTTAGTTGGACCGTAGGAACGGTCCACTACATTCGGGAGACGTGTACCCATGGCCAAGGCCGAACAGACGATCGTGTTGACGCCGACGGAGGCGTTGCGGTTGCGGGAGCAGGTGGCCTCGATCGCGTCCCGGGCGCTGAGCGTCTTGGATGCGGAGCTTGGGGCGTTGGCGGAGGCCGGGGCAACGGTCGCCTACGACGAAGACGGTAACCCGCTTTCCAAGCTGACGGATTGGGCCAAGACGTTTAAGATCGTGGCGGATCAAGTGCGGCGGGATAATCCGACGGAACATTTGGTGGAGCGGACTGGGGCAGGTGGTGAAGACAATCAACCAGAGGAAGAGAAGCCCAAGCCGTCGTTGAAGGGTTTGAAATTGAGAGTCACCGGATAGTGTGCTTGGAGCGAATGAACTCAAAGCCGAGTTGGCGATCTCCGAGCCGCAATTGCGTGACTGGATCCGCGAGGGTATGCCCACGATTTCGCGGAAGCCGAGACGCTTCGACGAAGCGTCGGTCCACAAGTGGCTCCTCGAGACGGGTAAGCTAGAACCCGAACCGATCCCCGAACAGATCGCGACCACTCGGGCGGAACTGGCCTTACTCCTCAACGTCAATACGCGGACCGTGGCCGAGTGGTTGAACGATCCGGACTTCCCGGGTCATGCGGGGCAACCGGGGCGAGCGAACGGCTATTTTCCGGTTGGCCAAGGGCATGAAGCCAAGTCGCCCCGACGTTCTGGGACGGCCGATAGCTCGAAAAAATATGGTGATAGTTGGCTTTCGGGATGAAACGCGAATCCCGAGCGTAACTCAAAACCCCGTTCGGATGCACATCAAAAATATAGCAACCCAATTCTCGGCCCACGCGATCAATCACAAACCCGTGAACCACCGCCGTCTCGATGTTACCGAACTCGCGGACCTTGCCAAAGTCGCGATCCTTCCCCGTATCGATCTGTTCTTTTTCGATCAGTAGCAACGCCCACGGGATCGGGGAATCGGCGGCCGCTGGGCCGTACATGACAATCGAATCACCCGTCAGCACTTCATCGGAAATCGCGAGCCGCTGCATTTCGGCGTAACAATGTTTCCCCTGCACATCGCAAAACTGGGAGTTGTCCGCCCAATCCGCGAACTTTTCGTCCATTTCCAACGCGACGTTCAGCGAGTGCAACAAGTCTTCGTCCGGTCGTCGTTTGAGATCGAACCCAAACGACCAATCGATCGGATCAAGAAACGTTTGCACGCCCGTTCCGACCACAAAATCGCGGATCAGATCCGCCGCTCGTTTGACCAACGGAACATTGAGATACGATTCCCGCACACGATCTTGCATGATCGGATTGGACGATAAGATTTCCGCGTCCCCGGATCTACGGATTGGATGTCGCGGTTGGGCCTTTTCGATCCGTCCCAACTTGAACGAACTATCACCCGAAAAACGGCCGGCCGACAATCCACTAAAAAAAGCGGTTGCGGCGGCGGCGTTTTGTTTGACAATCTGAATCGAGCGACTCAAGAAAAAATCCGTTCAATGTAGTGGACCGTTCCTACGGTCCAACTCCTAATGTAGTGGACCGTTCCTACGGTCCAACTCCGTCAAATCTGACCGTAGGAACGGTCAGCGACAATGTAGTGGACCGTTCCTACGGTCCAATTCGTCGGCACCTAATCCACGATCCGTTGCATGATCGATTGGCCCGAGCGTCGAACCCTTCGCAGTTCCGCCAACGTCAACGCGTTCAACTGCCCTTCGAGATCGGCACCGGAATGGAATTCGGTTTCAACCTCGGCGGTTTTCTGGCGCTTGATGGGCGTTGCCCCAGCGGACGCCGCGTTAATCACTGGATCGGATTCGGTAGACATGTTTGGCCTCGTCTAAGATGATACGAGGCCAACCCGAGATATTTTTCAACACTTCCCCAACTGTTGGGGACTTACTCCAATCAGATCAGCGGGCGGTTAGGATTCGAACCCAATCGGTAACGGAGCATGAAGCCCTCTATGTACCGAGACCCATTCACGCCCATTCTCACAACAACCTCTCCGACTTCTTCCCACCAAACCTTGCCACATCCGGGCGGACCACCTGCGTTCTACTCCCGCACTTCGGACACTTCATCGCAAACAACCCCGGCATCTTCTTCGAATTCTCTTCGTCGATCTCGAGGGCCGTTCCATCCTTGCACGCTTGGCACAACATCGGCTCGCGCATGCACATGTTTTGGTACTGTTCCCGGACTCGGATCGCTCGGGATTCGCAACCTTTGACCGTGCAACTGTAACGCGTGAACTCGGTTTCTGTTGCGGTCGCCTTCATCAAACAACCGTGGCGGCGGCAAATGGGCCGGCCGTAATCGCGGTTTTTTAGCTTGGGCGTCTCGACTACCGGTCCAAGATCGACTCCGCTTCCTTCCGTGGCGGAGGCGATGTCGAACGGGTCGCGTCCGCTACTCTGGTCTTGTTCCATTCCTCGAACGCCTGTTCGCTCCAATTGCCCGTGGTCTTCACCACGATCATGTCGGCCTCGCAACTCGCGTAGACCAAGCAGTCCCGCCAATCCTCCCCGACCTTCGGACTTATCGCCTTCCATGAATTTTCCGTTCTCTTGACGTTGACAAGCTGCTTGCAGAGCGGCTCGCCAGAGGGCAGCACATCCGACGGCAAACGCAACGAGGCGTCGTTGGCGTCGGTCAATCGATCGTTGATTTGTTCCTGGTAGAAATGCGTGAAAATCCCGTAAATGATCCGGCCCGTTTCGAGCGGCTTGCCGGTCTCCGGGTCGGGATCCGCGGGGCTGGTTCGCCATCGTCGATCGCTCTTGAGCGTATGATCCCCACGCACCGCGAACAACCTCGGATTGTCTTCGGCGTAGATCATGTCGATCACTTGATTCTTGCGATAGTTCGCGTCACAACCGACCAACCGCGGAGACATCGTGGCCCGGCCAAGTGGGCTCAGTCCGTTGACCCGATATTCGAAGTCCAACAGGGTCGGCACCTGGGCTAAATCCTCGAACTCCTCGTCACCCATCGGCGAATACCGAAGCCAACAACCCCAGTCGATAATCGTGCAAGTCCGGTTCGGACCCCAGCCCGCCACCAACCAATACACGCGATCTTCTTGCACGTCGCACGCGGCCGTGAGGAACCACACATCATCCGGCACCGTCCCGCGCGTGTGTGTGAATGCCAATCGATTGGCAATCGATGACCACATCGGCAATTTGTTTTTGGCAACGTACCGTTTGCCCAACACGTCTTGCGTGAACTCGCGAATGGTCCCCTCTTCGACCGCCTTTACGTATTCGGCCGCGATATGGCCGAAGGTTTTTTTGTGGTTGAAGATTTGCCAAAGGTTAAACGACTTTGCCGCGCGGCCTGGTTCGCTTTCAACCCACCGACCGCCCAACAGCATCACGCGTTTGAAACTGTTGTCGATTCGGCACCCTGCCAAACAAACGTAATACGCATCGGCTTCCGCTTTATCGCGAGTCTTTAGGTCTCCGGCTTCAGAATAGATCCCACCGATCCCGCCTTTGCGGTCCGCGTTCAGGTAAAAGTTAAGCGGTTGCTCTTTGCCACAATGCGGGCATTGGACATGCCACCGCGATTTAGAACCCGCTTCGAAGTATTCGTGAATCCTCGAGTTTTCTCCGACGGGCGTGGACTCGCGATAGATCGTCGATCCGTAGAATTGGTCCGTCCGACGCGTTGCCGTCCGCGTCGGGTCGCCATGCTCGCCGCTGTAGTCGTAGACGTCAATTTCGGTGAGGAAAATATACTTGGCCGGCTTGGACCGCAACCGCTGGCTTGATCCCGACCATGCCAGATAGGCCCGCATTCCGCGCAGTTCGATAGCTTGCATGTTCCGCAACCGTGGCGGCGGGACAGCATCACGCAACCGATCGGACGACGCTTCGCAGTTTGTGTAAAATCGATCGCGGAAAAATTTGGCGTCTGGTTCGGTCGGTACCACGACCATGGACGGGGACGGGTCGCGTAAATAGACCTGGGCCATCATGCACATCAACGTGACGGTCTTGCCCAATTGCGTCGAGCCTTCAACCGTGATGTCGCTGCACGTTGGGTCGGCCAACAACCGCAGCGGTTCGCGCCACCATGGCATGTTTTCCAGATTGATTTGCCCGGGGTCCGCTTCCACTTGATCGGACAACGCAAAGTTTTGTT